AGGGACGGAAAGGCTTTATAGGCTTTTATATTTTATTGATATTGGTGAAGCAGATTTAAACTGACAAAGTAAAAGGGGGTTGTTTTTCGGTTTCTCCTCGCTGATTGTCAGAAACGCCAAAGAAACCGAGTTTATAATTCTGGAGTACTACTCACAACGGCCATTGTTCCATCTGGGAACCTAGTTCTAGTTACCAAATAAACTACTCCATTCACAGTTTCTCTTTGAGTAAAGTTTCCAACCCTAGTTGAGCTAGTGGGCGTATCATTTGCGTCTACTATATTAAACTCTACTACTGAAGCATCCAATATTACCTCAAAATTATCTATTCTATCATTAGTCCCACCTGACAAAAGTATATCAGTCACACCTCGACTTTCTATACCTTCTTTTGGAACCGTCGCGGTTATCTTTGTATTTGAATTAACTTCAAAATCCGCTTCTAAAGCTCCACCACTAGGTATTTGAAAAAATACACCAGTCACAGCCCCAAAACCCAATCCAGTTATTTCTACATTTGATCCCGTTACTCCCCTAACTGGACCAAAACTAGTTGCCCTAACTTGAGTTCCTTCAATTTTATATTCTGTAGGAAAGAAACTAACTTGATTAGGTAGATGTTTTTGTGTTTCTGTTCCCGCCGAGGTAGGCCTACTAACCTCTTCTGTGTCGTCCCAAGGGTTTACTATGAAAAATTTTCCTGTTCCGACAAATCCACTATCCAATTGGAACGAAAATTTATTATAAAATATATTTAAATCTTCTATTGCGCCCCGGCCGGTTGTTATACTATTTACTGGATACAGGTACACTTCATCCCTACTTTCATAGTTCCCTGTACCAGATATACCTATTACATAGTCTCCCGACTCAAATCCTGCGTTATAATAATTAGTTCCAGTTATAAGTACTGTATCTCCAGTGCCTATATTTGCTGCTGCTCCAGCCCCTGTTAAACCACTTATAATGGTTAAGGGGTTAAACCCTGAAACTGAAGTCCCAGCATTAAGATTATCTTCTCCAGTAATTATTATATCTCCCGCCGTTATACCTGTAGGAACTTCTACAGTTATACTCTCAACACCAAAATCAGGCGCAGAAGGAGATAGATTTGTAGTTTTTTGAGTAAAAATATATCCACCAGTTGGGTACTCAAAACCAATAGACAAACCAGCAACATTTTGGCCGCTTAAAGTAAAAGTCTCCCCTATCCCTAAATAATTTGAAAAGCCTGAAATATCAGAAACATTTATACCAAAAGGAGTGTCAGATCTTCTACCCTTAAAATCTACCGCCTGAAAAATACCACTCCCTGTATGAATATTAGCGGGTATATGAAATATCGCTCTGCTAGGATTCTTAAAAGAAATATTATTAAAAGAGAATCTAGACCCATTATCACCACTAAAATCAAACTTATTAATAAGGTTCATCCTTTCTCCAGTTACGCTAATAAAATCACCTTGTTTAAAGACTTGATCTTGATTAAAAGAGCTCGGTTTCTCTCCTTTACCAAGATAAAAACCGCTAATAGAAGGTTTAGATTGAGATACTCTTAAAATTCCCGTTGTAGAGGTGGCGCCTCCACTAGTTTCAATATTTATTACATCGCTAGTTATATTATTAGGAACCGTGAAAACAAACCCGGTTAAATTTTTATAAGGATCATCCTCTCTATTCGTTGCATTTTGAGTATATTCATCAACAAAATATTCACCCACTTTAAGGCCACTAGTTGTTATCTCTTCAAAATATCCCGAAACTGTCACGCTATCACCAAACTCTACTTCAGAAGGCTCAAACCCGCTAACAAAGGGATTAAACATGAATCCGGTTAGCTCCGAAGAGAGAGTTGTTGTTCTCCTGTTTCTTACTCTTATCTTGTAATCATTCCCTGTCTCAAGCACGGTAGGATAAGTAAAAGTTATTTGATTATTTGCTAATGTATAACCGCTTACAGGTATATCGCCTTTAAAATTAGCGGGAGATACGTTACCGTCATGTAAAGTTAAAGTCGCTCCAGAATATAAATTATCTCCATATATTGCACCTGTTTCGCCCGGAGAAAAGGGAGAGTTAGGATGTCCTGATGGATATATTGAGTTTATTACAGGCGCGCCTAATATAGTAAAATTAGTTGAATCACTCCCAAATAATCCTGACAAAGAAATAACCTGTGTCGATTGAGTACTAGGATAAGATAAGCTATCAGGTAGTTGAAATTCTATAGTTTCACCGGGCAACCTAGTAGTAGGAATTGGAGTTTGAGTCCCAAAACCTATATTACCAATATCTAAACCAGTTATACCATGAAGGCTTGTACCTAAAATAGTTATTAAATCACCGGGAACGCCTGAATGAGGAACTATTCCAGTTATTTGAGGAGCCCCTATCTTAGGAGTAAAGTTCTCAACCGGATAATATTTTTGCGGATAATTTTCACTGAAGATTTGAACTTCTTGACTTGAAATAAAGTAAGCTCCAGCTAAATTACCCGAGATATTTATAAGTATATCTTCTGGAACTTTAGCGCGCAAAACCCTATCGCTAACTAATTTTGCGTTACCCGTAATATCACCTATAGACACTAAATATTTATAAGTAGCATCAGGAACAGGATGACTTATCCCATCATATAATATATCATTATGAAAATTCTCACCACTTATGTCTATGAAATCTCCCACTTCCACATTTGTCTCAACACCAGTTACTTTAGCTAATGGTCTAAAAGATATATCAGAGGGTGCAGAATAAGATAAACCGCTTTTTAAAGAAAGGATAGGAGAGCCTTTAACGTTTCCAACAGGCACTAAAAATTGCAATCCTGTAGAATTAGGACCATCTAATGAAGAATCTCCTAAATATCCTGTTAAAGTTATTGAATTTATGCTAGCTCCAGTTACGCCAGATAAAGATACTCCTTCAATCGTTAATATTTCACCACTTACTAACTCCCCCGAACTCAACCCTGTCACCTCTGGGATAGGCACAAATTCATTATAACTTTTGCCACTAGCTTCGCTTGTGCTTCCATTTAGGCCTGTCCTCAACGAGGAAACAACACTTACGCCCCCATAATTAGCGTTCTGAGGGACTTGAACAGCTATTTCTTCTTCTGATAATACATCAAAATAATTACTTTTTATGCCTCCAAATTCTACATCCGTTATTCTGTAAAAATTTTGACCAGATAAGGTAATAATATCCCCAATTGAACCACTTACATAAGCATCTTCTAAACCGCTAACAGTTATTTGACTTGCCGAATCAAGCACTACCTGTGCAGATCCTAGGTTCAAGGTTTCTGAATAAGATGTGTCAAGAAAGACATCACTAGTTATAGCATTAGCGGGTACAACTCCAGACAAACCTGTTGTTCCCACATAATCCAACTCTTCTACTTCATCAACCCCGAAACGAACTTTTTCAGTGAAGTTCATGTTTGAACCACTTAAAATAAATCGTTTCTTTGGCCTAAAAGTTGGCATTATATATTACCCTCCGAACTTGTTGTTCCTATTCCTATAACCCCTTCTCCGCCTACATTATCTATTATCTTACTAACGAAAGTACTTACTGCCTGAGTTGAATTTTCAACAATTGTTATAGAATGTTTTACGTAATCTTGCACTGCTCCAGCTAAACTTCTTTGCTGGATAACTCCCGAACAAGCAAAGTTCTCCTTTACTACATTTGCTATATTTTTTAAATCTACAGATATTAAAGCATCTGTTCCTGATACTGGTAGAAATCCAGTCGGGCTATCTACTTCAAAATTCATATTTGTAGTTTTTGGCCCAAAACTCACACTACTAGGTTTTGTTTCGCCCATTAAATACACAGGTTTTACTTCTGAAGAGTAATTGTAGGTACCCGCTATAAAGTCATTTATTTCACCTTGCATCGGAGTGTCACCTTGAGACACAGAAGCTCTTTCGAAATTTAAAACCTCTGTATTAGTTGGAGCAGCTCCAGTAGTAGGATGAAACTCTCCCTCAAGGTCATCAAAAAAAGAAATTGAAACAGTTGCAATAGCTGGCGCGTTTGGAGAAAAATTTACCGAATATGAATTTAAATACCCACTATCAAAAAAAAGCCCACCAAAATTACCGTTCATTACTTGACTTGTTGACATGGGGATCTCTCCCTGACCCGTAATGAAAGATTTAACTAAATAGTCACGCCCAGTAATATAATACGAAAAATCTAATTTACCATTTATACCGTTAGATGGCACGTAATTTACCGTACTTCTATCTACTATTGTATAGTTAGGTTGAAGGCTAGCACTTAGGCTAATAGAAGCATTCGAGGCTAATATTTCATTGCCATTAATCTGTAATTTAGCGTTGTCTGCGGTATAAAACACATTAATAAGCTGCAACTAAAGTTTTTTGAGTTCTTATAATATCATCAAGCCCCACAGAAGCAGAAGTGTTAATTTGCTTAACGCCGCTCATCCCTATCTGCATTTGAGCACTGTTATCTATTAAACCCTTAACATTCAAATTCACATTTCCAGCTGCGCCATTTACATTGATACCACTGAAAGATAATCCAGAACTAAAAATATCTTCAGTCACGCCCATTTGCTCTGAGGCGGTCGTATAATATGTGCATGTAGGAAATTCTTGGCCGACTTTGTAGATAGGATTATGGTTAAAAGAAATTGAGTAATCGGCGCCGAAAACTGTACCATTAGAGGTAGGACCTGTTAACTCAGTCCTGAAATCATTTAAGTTAGTAAATCTTCCGTGAGCTATCCCTGTAGCAAGCCTAGTTTTATCAGAAAAGGGTGCGAAATCACTATTTGCTAACCTGCCAGATATAGGAACATTGAGATTTTCATTATTGGCAACCTCCCCACTTCCAAATAAAGTGAACGAAGCGCTAGAAGTCGAAACGGAGTTACTTGCAATATTAAAGCTATACGAATTTAAAAATCCCGTGCCACTTAATCCAGCTACCTGTATTAAAGCGCCGCTAGCGTTACTATTTATAGAACCCTTAATTCCACTAGCTAGATAATTAATAATATTTCCGGGTTGGCCATCGTGAACTCCAGTCATGGAAGTTAAAAAACTAAAAGAAATTTCACCGACTCTTGCAGCCGACGGAAATTGGCCCAAAGATCCTTTCTTACCAATTGAGTATAGAGGTTGGACAGAAGAGCTAAAACTAACACTACAGTCAGAAGCTAAAAGCACTTCACTAGTGCCCCCAACCGAGACTTTTACCGCCGCCTTATCATAAAAAATTAAATCCGCCATAGCCTTTTGCTTTATTACACTATTTTTACCTTAAAATGAAAGATCTGAGGTTAAAATTAATACTTGCATTAGAATTCGAGTCTCCTTGAAAAGACTCAGACGTTAACAACATATCATCAAAAGAGTACGTTAATAATGTAATGTCTGAATTATTTTTTTTCAAAGTAATTATTGTGTCCCTAAAAACAGTTTCTTCTGGTACAAACCTCATATTTTTAATTTCGTAATCATCTGGCTCTATATCAAAGCTCATATTTACTTCGACTGGGGTTGCAGCTATTACTCCGGTTGGAACATCTAAACCTACAGCATAAATAGGAATCCGAGGGGTAGCTACGTCAATATTGAAGCTTAAAACTCTATTTGTAGTGAACTCATTTAAGTTTATTTCCATAGAGCTATAGCTCGGAATGTTAAGTTGACTCGGGAAAGAATCAGTTGGTAAATTTGTTAGGTCCCCAGTTCCGAATTCCCCATAAATAACAGAACTTGTTGAAATGGTGGGAATCTGACCAATTGCGCAATTCACAGAATAAGACTGCATATACCCTTCTGTAAAAATAAATTTTTTACTTCCATGATCAACTACTCCGCTAAAAGGAAAGTCTCCGGTGAAGCCATACATCATCTCAGTCGATAAAGTCGGTGCAGAAAGAGACAAGGTATGAGTTAACATCGTATTTACGTCTATAACGGCTTGTTGAGGGCCTTGGGGCGCATATTTTATATCATTTACCCCCAAATTATTCAAAAACTGTGCAGTAGAAGCATAGTTAGCTGAAATAGACTGGATTCCTTGAATTCCGCTACCATTTATCGTAAGGCTCTCTGCCTCCCTTGTGATTCTTCCTAACATTACCTTATCTTTATTTTACACTCTTTTTTAAGTGTAATATAATAAATAAAGGTTTAAGGTAAAAATGGCTAGCAGCATATATAATGTACCACTTCACGGTTCAAGTAAAAGCTATTCAAAGAATGATATAGTTTTCACAAGGGATAATATTGGAGACTCCGATGTACCTCGCGAGACAAAGTATTACTATGCTTTAAAGGATGTGCCAGCGGGGAAAGAAGTCGCGAACACAACATGGTGGGGCGGCTACATTGACGTTGAAAGAGGAAATAAACCATATTTCTTATGGACTCCTGCCTATAACCTTAGCGTTAACCATCAACCTAGAGTCAATACTGTTGTTTTCGGAAACGGTTATGAACAAAGGGGCGCCGACGGCTTGTTTAATAATTTAATAAAACTTGACGTTTCTTTCGATATGAGAAACCAAGCTGAAGCAAGGGCAATTATACATTTTTTAAAAGTTAGAAGAGGATTTGAAAGTTTTGTTATCAAAAACCTACCACCCATCTACGCAGATGCAAATTATAACAAGTTATTTTATTGTCCAAACTTTAATTCTAATTTTACTTTCCACGACAATTATACTATGAAAGCAACTTTTGTAGAAACTAACAATTAAAATGCCAGTTATACCTTACAGCGATGAAAATCGCGCTAAATCTTCTATAAAGTCCTTAAATTTTGAGTTATCTAATTTAACGCCGTCTCATTTAGTAGTTTTATTTGAAATTGATTTAAATTCGTTACTAGAAGAAAAAGGCATGAATTTACAATTCCAAGCCTCACAAATAGGTATTGGAACAACTAAAGTAGGTATTGGAACAACCGCGCCATCTATGATAAATGTAAATGACGGGATACTTCGTTTTCACAACGATATTAAAGCTCTTAATTCATTTATAGTATGGAGAGGTAAAACTTACTATCCAGCGCCAATAACAGCGGAAGGTTTTGAATCAAACAGTAAGGGGACGTTACCTCAGCCAACTCTAACTATAGCGAGTCAATCGGAAACCGGTGTGGATCAACTTGCCCTACTTAAACATCAAATAAGAGAATTTGGAGATATTATAGGAAGTAAAGTAACACGTAGAAGAACTTTTGCTAAATATCTAGATAGAATAAACTTTGCTTACGCCGCAACTCTCTCAGAAAAAGCCCAACCACTCCCTCAAGGATATGAGCCGGATCCTTACGCACAATTACCTAAAGATGTTTACTTTATAGAACGAAAGCAGTCGGAAAATAAAAACTCTATAACTTATCAACTTTCTTCAATTTTAGATACAGAGGGTACCAAGCTACCTAAACGAGTTATTATTTCTGATAAGTGCGTATGGCAGTATAGAGGTATAGGATGTTGGTACCAGCACGCGGAAAACGATGAATATGAAGAACAGGAGAATGGAACCCGTGTCCCACTTGGTTATAACCATCCAAACTTTCCACCAATACTTAAAAAAGCGGAAATATCTCAATTAGGTAATTCGACCGGTTACGGACTTCCTAAAACAGCTTTGCCAGTAGCAAACCATAAAGATGAAAAAATTAAGACTCTTTTAGATAACGCTACGATTACTGACAAAGGACTTTGGAGTAAGAGCGAACAGTACAACGAGGGAGACGCTGTATATATATTAAAAGATAAAATTAAATACTATTTCGTAGCTAAAAACAACGAGGACTCTAGAAATAGAGGGAAAATCCCACCGAATACTGATTTTTGGATAGCGGATGAATGCTCGAAATCTTTAACAGGGTGCAGATTAAGGTGGGGCTCATTAAAAGGGGCCGTAGACGCTACAGGATGCTCTATAGCAAAAGGAGAACTTCCCTTCGGAGGGTTCCCAGCTGCGCGTAAAATACAAAATAGCTAAATAAGAATGATTTTAAACGAGCAAATAAAATCCTCGATAAAACAGCACGCTCTTAAAGAAAGCCCAAAAGAGTGCTGCGGTTTAATACTTAAATCTAGTGAGGGTATTAACGCACAAGCCTGTAGGAATACATCAGAGAAACCACATAAACATTTTTCTATTTCCCCAAAAGACTACTTAAGAGCGTGTTTAAAAGGAAAGGTTAAGGGAGTATATCACTCTCACATTTCTAAGAACGATAAATTTTCTTCTAATGATATTTTGCACAGCAGAGCGCATAAACTACCTTTTGTCCTCTACTGTAAAGGTAAAGACTCTTTTTCAACCTTCGACCCGGAAAGAAGCAAAACTTTCTTGTACGACCGAATTTTTAAAATAGGCGAAAGCGATTGTTATACTTTTGTAAAAGAGTATTATTCAGACCTAGGCATAGAGCTACATGGCTACAATAATTTAGGCAACGACTGGCATAAAAAGAATCCTAACTTAATTCAAGATCTATTTGATTTAAATTATAACGACCCCGGTTTACCTATATTTGAACTTGGCCCTAAATCAGAAATTAAAAAGCATGATGTTTTAGTTTTTGAGTTTATAAAAGGAGCAGGAGCAAATCACGTAGCGGTGTATTTAGGTGATGGCGAAATAATGCACCATCCTAGAAATAAATACCTTTGTATAGAGCCGCTGGGAACAGTTTATAAAAATAAAATAATAAAGATATATCGGCATGAGCAATTTAGTTAATGTAAAAATTCATGGAGTTTTAGCTGATCAGCTTGGTAGGTCTGAATGGAAACTAGCTGTTAATAGCGTTGGAGAAGCTATTCGAGCTATTGAATGCAATAGTCAAAAATTGTATAAACAGCTCATGGAGAACGACAAAAAGAATATAAAATATCGAGTTCTCATAAATGAAAAAGATTTTTTAATGGAGGAGGGTAAAAATCCTGAATTGCTAGATGACTTATTTGAATCAGAGCTAGTTTTAAAAAATAATAATTTAAAAAGCGTTGATATCGTTCCAGTTATAGAAGGCTCTGATGATATGATGTCTATTGTAACCATAGTTATAGGAATAGCTTTAATTGCTACAGGTTGGGGCTCGCTTGCAAGCGCTAAATTTATGGCAGGAACCACAATAAGCAAGGGTGTAGCCACTGCTATGATATTAGGAGGTGTTGGGCTCGTAGCCGCTGGTGTCACAAATCTTTTAACTCCTATGCCTAAATTTGGCGACTTCAGAGAAATACAAGGCGGCGGATCAAGATCTTATTTATTTACTGGTCCGGAAAATACAATAAGAGAAGGCGGCCCAGTTTTTATAGGTTATGGTCGATTATTGATAGGAAGTCACGTTATACAATCAGCTTTGGACACCCTTGATGCAGATGCGGAAGTCCTACCTAAAGATACTTGGGGCGAAACTAAATACGGGCTGCTTTATAATATACCTAATGCGGGCGGCTTACTCGAAACCAGAACACAAGATTGGGATAACTAATGGGAAAAAAGAAAAAACAAAAACAAGCGCGACCAGTAGTCACAGATGTATCAGCTGTCAAAAACGCAGCAGGAGAATACGTTGTATCTCGATCTTTTTCCGAGGTTGTCGATCTACTCAGTGAAGGAGTAATAGAAGGCCTCGCTTCTGGAGATTATACGTACGTAGGAAAAGAAGGGGAGACAGGTTATGAGTCGGTAGACTTTTCTTCATGGGCAGCTACAGGAACTAATGGAAATGATAACAAAGAACTAGGTTTCCTCCAATCTATATACTGGAATCAAATCCCAGTTGTTGACAATGATGGCTTTTACAACTTTCCATCAATCAATATAGAAGCAACTAAAGGTGACCCCCAAGGCACTATACCCCAACTTAATAGTACAATGACCTCTTATGGATCACTTACTTCTGACAAAGTTCTTGATTTGTCCATTAATAGAACGATCGGAGAGAGACTTTATGGACCCGAAATATCAGCTGGGGAAAATTTGCCCACTGATAAAGTTGCCGCTCAATTAAAACCCGGGGTAAAAATAGACAAGTACGCAAAAACATACACTATATTAAATAAAGAACTTAAAAAGATAGCTGTTAATATAAATATTTCTGCTCTTTTTGAAAATGTCCAAGCGGGACCAAAAACATATAAAAAATCCAGTCAGTTATCTAAATGCAACAGCGCTTCTACAGGATTCGGAGACACTAAAGCGCGAACTATAGAATACAATATATATTACAGGCCTCTTTTCGATAAGAGATTTAAACCCGTGGACCAATTAAGGCGAACCGTAGGTGATCAAGTTTCAGGTTGGGAATTAGCTAAAAAAGAAACAGTGACTGGTAAAGTAGACCAAGCGTATATCAGGTCCACAGAAATAGACCTAACTAAAGAATCAACTATAGACTTTTCAGACAACGAAGGTTTTGAGGGATGGGAAGTCAGAATCGTCAGACTAACCCCCGAACCTTTAACTTCTTTTTATAGAGCGGTTACCTTCGTGGACGGAATTGTAGAAATATATGGCACAAAATTAAGGTACCCTTATTCAGCGATGACATATTCGCAGTTTGACGCTAGAAGCTTCACAAGAGTGCCTTCTCGGGCTTATGATACAAAACTAATTAAAGTTAAAATACCAAATAACTATAATCCACTTTTAAAAACTTACGGAAATAGTAGCGCTACTGTTACTACACCTGTCGATAACCCAACAACTAATGATTTTACCAACCCTATAGGTATCGGCGAAGGAGCCAGAACAAATTCAACTTATGATCCCGAGGTTAACGACGGGAAGTGGGAAAAATCAAATCCTCTTACACTCGTAGAATGGGATGGAGGCTTTGCAACTGTAGGAGGTGTTGCAACGGCTGAACCCTTAAAAACTTGGACAGATAATCCAGCTTGGTGCTTTTATGACATAATCACAAACCCTCGTTATGGACTTGGGGAATTCATCGACGAAACTCAAATTGACAAATGGTCTCTTTATGAAATTGCTCAATATTGCGACGAACTTGTGCCTGATACGTACGGTAGCTTAGAGCCCAGATTTACAATAAATTATTTAATAACTTCAAGGGAAGAGGCTTTTAAGGTATTAAATGATCTTACTTCTATTTTTAGAGGCATAGCTTACTACTCGAATGGAAGTATTTTTGCCGTTCAAGATAGATATAAACTTGCATCGTACCAATTTAATAACTCGAATGTTATTGATGGAGATTTTACCTATTCAAGCTCTTCAAAAAGGGCTAGGCACAGCGTCGCAATTGTAAGATATAACGACAAAAGAAATTTATTTCAACCAGCAATTGAGTACGTAGAAGATGAAGAATCTGTTCGTCGTTATGGGATTAGTGAAATTGAAACAACCGCGTTAGGCTGCACCAGCAGAGGACAAGCTAGAAGATTTGCTCAATGGATATTAAAATCTGAAGCCTTGGAAACCGAAACTGTTTCTTTTTCAGTTGGAGGAGATGGTTCTTACTTAAGGCCCGGAGACGTAGTTCAAATTTATGACAACTTTAGAAGCCCTTTAAAATATAGCGGCCGCACTAATTCCGTAATTAAAGGTGTCGTAGCAAACGTTAGCAGTACTGATGATGTAGCAGCTCAAGCAGGAAACAAATATAGCAACAGCTCTAATTTTAATACGGTAATTTTAGACCAAGGTTTAAATTTTACAAGCAATAAAAGCTACAAGTTCTCAGTTCTAACACCAACATACAATGCAACTACCGGAGAAGCAGACGAAATAAGAAGATCTCAAATTCAAACCGCTATTTTTAGCGGTGTGGACGCTATGCCAATCACAGGTAATTTCAGGTCTGATCAGACAGGCGTATGCACTCAAATTACTTTTAATACTGGTGACCTTTTTGGCGGCACTGGTAATGCATTTGATTTTGATAATTATGTGATCACCGGATACACCAATACCGGAGTTTGGGTAGGAGGCAGTATAGAAAGGATAACAACCACAGAACAAAGTTACTCTGGGGGCTGTTTCTCTGGTCAAAACTTAATCTGGAGTATAGAGCCTACTGACAAAAATGACACAGAGTTTATTAGCGGCCATTATTCAAATTATAAAATTATAAATGTAAAAGAAGATGAAAATTCATATTCTATTTCAGCCTTAGCTTATTCTATAGAAAAATATGATACTATAGAATCTGATGTAGCATCTACTACAGCGAAAAATGAAATTCCCGCGTTTCCTACTGGAATTAGTGCTTCGTCAAACAATACATTAATTACAAACACGAGAGAATTAGGTGCCTTGTTAAATATAACTCCCGGCACAGCATTTCTAAATGAAAATAATAGTGTCGGTATAGGTAGTACTACGTATTCTCTCTCAACGACATATAATACTATTGAAATTGAATTTGCCGTAGCGGCCCCATCGATTTCTTTTATAAGAGAAAGTAATAGCCTTCAAGATGACCCAGATAGAAGCACTTATTTTGTCGACTTCCCACGACAGCATGAATTAAATATAGATTATAAAGTCGCGTTATTAACAGATGTGAATCAAATTCCTACTGTTGACAAACCCACCAATGACACATCAATTAAAATTATTAGCCCCGAGCGCTATAAAGATTATATCCCTTTCATTTCAGATAGCATAAATAACGAAAGTCTAATAAACGGAAAGATAAACCCTAAGCGCAAAAATATTAAAGGAGACGTATACGGTAATGTTGGCATAAGTACAAGCTCTATTGAAAAAATAAGCGCCTCGATGATAACAGAGTTCTTAACTATCCCAGACGTAACTACTTACTATGTAGCAGTCTTTGCTCTTACGGCAGATGGCGTCTGTTCTTACGGAATGATTAGGAGACTTAGTGACGTTGAAGCGTCTACGACTAGCAGCACCACTCTAAATACAAGCATAACTAAATTAACATCGGAAGGAATCTCGAACCCAAGCGTTATTAATAACATAGAATCCGCAGAACCGGGTTTTTCATGGGAGGTTAGCGATAAAGGAACATTAAATAGCTTACCTAATAGTGGGGATGCAAACAATTTTGAAATACCAATTCCTAATAGAAATCGGCAATACAGAATAACTTTCAGAAAGACAACGGAAAGCAATTCTCCAAGCCCTACTATATATTTAGAATTAACAGGATATCAATCTCAATCCGAAAACCCAAACTTTGTATTAACTAAATTTTACAATGACCCAAATAGTTTAAAATCTCTTGTTACTGGGAACGGTTACGGATGGGAGAATGGTCAAGTAATGAATGGAACAAATGGCCTCCCCGACTGGAAAACGCTTACTAACGATCAAAAATATGACGCAAAAGCGGATTGGTTTTCTGCGTCTGGAGTTCAAGACACGGATGGTTTTAAGGGGCCCAACTATGAACTTAATATAAATTCAGGAGAAATAAACCACTTTCCCTTGAGAGTGTTTGATATAGTAGTAGAAGCGCAAGATGCGCGTGGGCTTACGAGCGCAGGGAATAGCCTTTATGCAAATACTTTAAAAGACGTAAAAGAAAACTTTCAAAATTTTGGAGCTGATGGCCCACCTGATTCGTCTTATGATATTTTTGGCGTTAAAATAGAGTCTCCAAGCGGAGTATTTTTCGCGCAAAAACCTACTACTGATATAGGTTTAACTTATGATTTTATTGACCCTTATGAAGCTGGAAAACTAAGTTATCCCTACGTTGCGTCAGCGGCAATTTTTCCCAACGGTTATCTACAAATTGATTTACAACACGCAGTTAAAGAAGACGGTACCCCAACAATAACAGAAGATGAAGTTGAAATATTTTTCAACAATACTGCGGGTTTAATATACTATTACACTACTGGGGATAATAGGGCTGGCTATATAGAAAAACTAAAAACAAACGGAGCTCTGAACAAAGCCCCTGAGTTTACACTAGATTTAGCTCATTTATTTGATGAAGGTAATAAATTTGGCAGAACATCAAGTCCGATAGCTCTTGATGGTAATGTTGGTATTGGTACTGAAGAAGGAAAAGCTTTTGGTAATCTCATAAATTTAGGGAATTACACCGGAAACTAT